TTAAGGGTTATAGGGCTTTACGCCCCAATCCTTCAGGAAAATATAGCATAGTCTTCAACCCATCGCTAGGGTATAAAGACCTTAAAATAGAAGTCCCGTGCGGACAATGCATAGGATGTCGGTTAGAGCGGTCACGCCAATGGGCAATCCGTTGCGTACATGAATCATCACTTCACGAAGATAATTCATTCATTACACTCACTTATTCAGAAGAAAACATTCCTAAAAATGGTAGTTTACAAGTAGAACACTTTCAAAAATTCATAAAAAAACTCAGACATCACATATCAGATCCAAATTCAAAACACTTATTAAATATCAAATCAGACGCAACAAAAAACATACGATACTTCCACTGTGGGGAGTACGGAGAAAACACTTTCCGTCCCCACTATCACGCATGTATGTTCAATCTAGACTTCGCAGACAAAATAAAATGGAAAGAAATAAACAAAAATATCTCGTACGTATCAGAGACTTTACAAGAAATTTGGGGTTATGGACATTGCTCAATCGGAGCACTCACCTTCGAATCTGCCGCTTATGTAGCCAGATATATTACCAAGAAGCAGATGGGACCCGGATCAGAGATTTATTACGAGAATATCGATACCAGCACTGGGGAATACCAAGAGAAAAAACGGGAGTATGTAACCATGTCCCGTCGTCCAGGCATTGGAAAACCCTGGTTAGAAAAATACAAAACAGACGTATATCCAGACAACTTCGTAGTACTTAACAATAAAAAATTAAAACCACCAAAATTTTATCAAAACTATTTAGAAAAGATTAATCCACAAGAACATCAAAAAATAAAAGCAGTAGCAAAAGGAGAAGCAAAAAAACACGAAACAAATAATACACCAGAACGATTAGAAGTTAGAGAAATAATACAACTTACAAAAGCAAAACAATTAATTAGGAGTTACGAAAATGAGACTTAAGATTTACACAGTATATGATTGCAAAGCAGAAGCGTATTTAAACCCATTCTATTCAGCATCTAGAGGACAAGCAATTAGATCGTGGGAAAAAGCATGTAACGATCCACAAACTTCAATGTGCGAATATCCACAGGACTTTACTTTATTCGAAATAGGAGATTTCGATATAAGCAATGGACAATTCTACCCTTATGAGTCTAAAATTAGTCTCGGGACGGGTGTAGAATTCAAAAAAACTCCAATACAAAACATAAGACAATTAGAACTTCCAACGAAAGAAGGCAATTAAATGAAAACGGTCATGACCCACTCATTTTCACAAGTACCTCAAGCGCAAATCCCGCGTTCATCATTCGATAGAACATGTGGATACAAAACAACATTCGACGCAGGATATTTAGTACCAGTATTCCTCGACGAAGCATTACCAGGTGACACTTTCAATCTAAGAATGTCTACCTTCGCCCGTCTATCAACCCCAATCGTACCTTTCATGGACAATTTATACTGCGATAGTTTCTTCTTCGCAGTACCCATCCGTTTAGTATGGGACAACTGGCAAAAATTCAATGGTGAACAAATCGATCCCGGAGACTCAACCGATTACCTTATACCGCAAATGGTATCAACCGCAGTCACTGGTTATACGGCACAAAGTTTACATGACTACTTCGGAATTCCCACAGAAGTACCAGGCTTATCTCACTCATCTTTGTGGCATAGGGCATATAACCTTATCTGGAACGAATGGTTCCGTGATCAAAATTTACAAGACTCGGTGGTGGTAGATAGGGACGACGGTCCCGATTCGCCATCCGATTACGTATTATTAAGGAGAGGCAAAAGACATGACTACTTTACTTCCTGCCTCCCATGGCCACAAAAAGGAGACGCAGTCTCTATACCACTAGGAACATCAGCACCAGTAGTACCTGGAGGGACAGAAATTCCAGTATTTAGCAGATCAACTGCCGGATACACATCGTCTCTTACAATGGATTCACTTAGCGTAAATCCAACATGGACGGCTGGAACACCACCATCTAATTCAGTGGCATATTGGGATGAACCTTCTTTAGAGGCGGACCTTACTAATGCAACAGCAGCAACAATCAACTCTCTTAGACAAGCATTTCAAATCCAAAAATTATACGAACGAGACGCTCGTGGAGGAACCCGATATACAGAAATTATTAGAGCACATTTCGGAGTGGTGTCTCCAGATGCAAGGCTACAACGTCCGGAATACCTCGGAGGTGGAAGCGCTCCAATCACTGTATCACCAATCGCACAAACGTCTTCAACAGACGCTACAACTCCTCAAGGAAATCTCGCTGCGATGGGAACTTGTTCAGCATCTGGACAAGGATTCGTTAAATCGTTTACAGAACATTGTCTTATCATCGGCATGGTTTCAGTTAGAGCAGATCTCAATTACCAACAAGGCCTAAATCGAATGTTCTCAAGAAGTACCCGTTGGGACTTTTACTGGCCAGCTCTATCCCACATCGGTGAACAAGCCGTATTAAATAAAGAGATCTATGCACAAGGATCAGCCAATCCAACAGCAGATGCAGACGTGTTTGGTTACCAAGAGCGGTATGCGGAATACAGATACAAACCATCTCTAGTAACAGGACAATTCAGATCAAATTATGCAACTCCACTGGATATGTGGCATCTCTCTCAAAACTTCAGCTCATTACCAGTATTAAACGCGAGCTTCATAGAGGAAAATCCTCCAGTCGATCGCGTTAGCGCTGTACCAGACGAACCAAACTTCCTATTCGATGCGTATTTCAAATTAAAATGCGCGCGGCCTATGCCGGTGTATGGAGTCCCCGGGTTAATAGATCATTTCTAAACCCGCGTTTGGGAAACGGGCAGGTTAGCTAAGGCTTTCCTGCCCGAAAAAATTGATCGCCACCGTTAGGTGGCGAAAGAGGGAATATGCGCAATAAAAAATTTGTACCAAAAGCAGAAATCTTCGGAATAGACGATCTTGTCGTCGGAAGCCTAGTAGGAGGCTTAATAGGAGCAGGCGGTAGTATAGCAGGTGGAGCAATGAACTCCTCAGCAATAGGACAAGCAAACGATAAAAACATAGCTCTATCACGAGAACAAATGGCATTCCAAGAACGGATGTCAAACTCAGCTTATCAACGATCAACAGCAGACATGCGAGCAGCCGGTATCAACCCTATGATGGCTTATTCGCAAGGTGGAGCATCAACCCCACCTGGCAACGCAGCAACAGTAGAAGCAAACTCAATGGGAGACGCGGTCTCTCGAGCAAGCTCATCAGCACTAGAAACAATGCGTTTCGAAAAAGAAATGCAGCAGAAATCAGCGGACATAGAACTTACAAAAATAGCTCAATCAGCAAAAATGGCAGAAGCAGAAAACAGCAGATCTAGCGCTTATAAAAACTCAGCAGAATATCAAATTAAAAATCTAGAACTTTCAAAACAAAAAGAGACTATCGAAGATCAAACGAAACTACTTAAAAAACAATTAAAGTACGAAAAAAACCAAATAGACACCGATAGTAAGTTTCAAAACTTCGATAATACAAATAGGCGAGTCAGAGACGGACTCGGAACAGCAAACTCAGCAAAAGATCTTATAAATCCACTAAAAATATTTGGAAACCCGAAAGGAAAAACAGACTTACCATCACACTTATATAGGAACAAACGTGGCGAAATCATCGATTCAAAAACAGGCGAATATTACAACCCAAAAGACTAAACAGGAGAACACAATGGAATTCAGAACACACTATAAACCTTACAAACGAACCGGAACGGAAATCACAGGACAAAGCAAAACAAAACAATCATTTAAAGAAGAATGCGATATAAACAACATCTTAAAACTCTATAAAAAAACAGGCATTCTACCAGACTTAATTAAAGCAAACCCACAATACGGAGATTTTAGTAATCCCGTAGACTACCAAGAAGCACTTAACACGATTAGTCATGCAGCAGATCAATTCAGCAATCTGTCAGCAGCAGTAAGAAAACGTTTCGACAACGATCCTAGAATATTCCTAGAATTCGCTACAAACCCTAAGAACAAAGAGGAAATGATAAACCTAGGGTTAGCTATAGCTAAACCTGTAGCGAAGCCACTAGACGTTAATATTGTCGAAAAAGCTCAACCGGAAGAAAAAGGTAATAAAAAGTAGCCTTTTTAAAAAGCCCGACCAGTACAACACTTGATGTAACTGGTCGGACTGACAGGAATTCAAGAATTCTCTGTCAACATGGCGGTTAATTTAGCCGCCAAAACATTATATTTATCGGTAGCACCTTCTCGACCCTGGCGTTCAAGATAATCTTGTAAGCCGGAAACAAGTTTTAGGAGCTCTATGATCTCTGTCTTAGTAAGAGTAGTTATATTCTTTTTCATGGTAACCTCCGTTTTCGCATGCATGGGAAACCGCGTGAGGAAGATAGTCGGGGCCGTCCTGGAGGACGCCGGGGACCGGTTGCAAAAGCCTAGACAGCGACCGAAATGCGAGTTAGACTCACAAGATAAAACAGGAGAAGCCAATGAAAAAACGTCACAAGATGGGACGAAAGAACAGCAAAAGACTTTTCAGCAAGACAGCATCGAGAACAAACAAAAAGAACGTATCCCCGAAGCCAATGCGCGGCGGGATCAGACTTTAGAAAATAAAAAGGAGCAGTAACAGTGCCGTGTTACCACCCCCTTAAGGGTTATAGGGCTTTACGCCCCAATCCTTCAGGAAAATATAGCATAGTCTTCAACCCATCGCTAGGGTATAAAGACCTTAAAATAGAAGTCCCGTGCGGACAATGCATAGGATGTCG